CATTCGGCCAGATTCTATCAGCGTTTTAAATTTATTACAGGCAGCCAACTTGGGCTTTTGTGTGGTGTTAAAGCCTTTGCGATATCTACGTCCAGAGCTACCGCTATTGGGATCACTTAAAAAATAGCCTTCGATGTTTTCTTCGCCATACTCTGCAATTGATATCAGTGCTGCCTCGCCAATGGTATTGTTTTCAATACTGTAGTATATTTTTTGTGGATCTTTAACAGTTTCATTTATGTGCTTGCATATATCTGCCAGGATTCTAACTTGCTCAGGTATGGGTGTTCTATTATGCCGCCATTCACCGATCTGCTCTGTGGTATTTGCTTCAAAAATCTGAATAGCAGCTGGATCACCACCTGTGCCTAGACTGGGATCCAATGCAACCACATACATACAATCTGGTCTGGGTCGTTGATACCAACGCACCTGCCCTGTACGATATGCAGGTTCAATGCCGTACAATTCAATCAGTTTGGTAGGAGCTATCAAGGTCTCATCGTTGATAATGAATTCGCAGTCCATTTCGCGGCGAAAACGATCTTCGCCTAGCTGTGCTCGTTGTTCTTCAGCCCACTTTTGATCACGGTCTGGGTGTTCGTGCCAGTAACTGCGATAGGCTTTAAATCCATTTACACCAACTTGGGTAGGATTTCCGTAGCTGTCTTCGCAACGATTAGCACCCTTCCACAGCAGTGCAAATTGATCTTCGTCTGAGTTAGGAGTGCTGGTAATAATTGCCTTACCACCAGTGGCCAAGGTAGGAGATATAGAAGTCCAAAATTCTTTGGCTATACCCGGACGCACAAATGCAAACTCGTCTGCATATAGCAGGGATATTGACATACCCCGGCCGGTATTCTCTGTAGTGGTTGCACTTACTATACGCGACCCGTTTTCAAAATCTAAATTGCCTTTATTATAGCTGGTACATCCAGCACGAATGTGATCTGGACACAGTTCATAGGCGTATCTTATGCGTTGCATGATTTCTTGTGATCCTGTGTATTTGTGGGCCGCAATAAGAATTGTTGAGTCTGGCACAAACATTGCATACCATAACAAGTAACCGGCAGCACTGGTTGACTTGCCAGTTTGTCGAGGCATCATTGATATTGAAAATCTATGATTGTGATATGTTTCAATTAGACGTTTTTGATATTCAAACGGATGATACAACATTTTCCCACGTGTTGGATGTTGTATAAAAAAATAGTTGTCAAGAAAATACATAGGCCCTGTGTCAGGGTCTGCGCATTTTATAAATTCTTCTAACTGGTCTTCTGTAAAACTTTGACGTTTATGAGGCGCTTTAACTAAAACTGCTTCTGCGGCCATAATAGCTCTCCAAATTCTGGCCAAAGTCTGGCAAACTCGCCAGCTTTGTCTGGATGATACTTTGTTTCAATATCAGCAACAAATGTTTTTAAATTATCTAATTGAGCAACATTTGTTTGCTTTTTTGTATTGTATGTTGCAATTGCTGAATCAAAAATATCTTGTTCTTGGGTATTTAATTTAAAATTATCATATAATTTTTGAATTTCTTTTGCAGCTAATTCTGCAATTTCGCAACCATAGTTTCTAGGATCTAATTCTTTTGGATTTCCAAGATTTTGCCATTGAATTGATAAATTTCTTTTTTGTGCAAAAGTTTTAAATTCATATAATCGTGTGGCATTATATAAATTATAAACTGCATGTATACCTCCCCAATGGCCGTTATTTTTCATAAGATCTTGTACTATATCAAGATTATGCAACATTAATTCCCAATTACTACCGTATCTCACATATTCAAATTTATCGCCTATGTTGTCAAAACTAATAGACCACCCAACGCGTCGGCGTTTGCTAAGTTTTTTAAAAATTTGATTGTTTTCTAAAGGGCTACTCAAATTTGTTATTATTGTAACTACACAATCTGTTGGTATAACATCCAACAGTTTTTCATTTTCTGGTAACAATAATGGCTCGCCACCTACTAGTGCAACTTCTTTAATATTATCATAATGTTTTTTAATAAAATCACATACATCAATATAATAATGTCTTGTATTAATAATCTTATGTGGATGTATAATTGTTGTTATTTTTTTTATTCCTGCCCATTTTGAACTATCAAGCGGTCCACAATAATTACAACTTAAATTACAAGTATTGTTCCATCTTGCATCAATTATTGTGGGGTATTCGTAATCTAAACCGGCCTGAGCAAAATTAAAATTTTCATTGACATTGTTATGCCAGGAACGCTCGCTGTTATTGCCATGACTTTCTCGGTCTATGCAGTTTGAACAATAATCATGAGTTTGCCCTTGACGTATAACGCGTCGAATTTCTTTTAATTTAGGACCATTGAGAATTTCTTCTATACTTTGACTATTAAGATTGCCTAACATATTGGGATTGCCAGCACAACATGTCTTAACATCGCCGCGCACATTGATGTGTAAGCCGCGCCATGGAGCAGCACAATAAAAATTATTCATATTGTAATTATGAGAGCAGCAAGTGTACTGCTCGTATTTGACAGTTAGTCAGTGTCAGCGTTAGCACCACATTTAGCCCGTTTGGCCTGTGTAAGTTTGCCAAAATCCACTGGCCATTCTTTGCCAGGAGGCACTTCTTGTGCTCCAGGAGGAAATGCAAATTGTACTCCAGCCGCCTGTTCAATTTGTTGTATGGGTAAACGGAACTTGGTCAAGTCATTGCCCAAGTTAGGGTATGGTGCAACATGAGGAAAAGCCCACCCTGCAATCTGTCCAGTTTGATTGTTGATCACAATCTTGTAGAAACCATGTGGCACAACAACACCTTTGCCGATGGTCTTGTCTTGTGCATTATACACACCACCTGCAATTACTGTGTAGCTGTTGTTGCCTTGTACTGCCCACCCACGTACACTGGTCTCCAACAACTTCCAAATACCGCGATTAAGAGACCCTGCTTGTGGGCTCATGTTGGTCATTAGGAATGATTCGTACTCGACTTGTGGATCCCAGCTCAAGTCTCCGTCCGGAGCCATGTGTCCTTTGTCGTATCCAGTAGCTGCATAGTCTTGTGGTGTTGCACCATTGGGTACTGATTGATCAGCAGCAAACGCATTGGTTCTGGCCACACATCCTAAAGCATTTTGTGGTAGTAGTTCATACATCACATACTTGGGTAATTTGGCGGCGGCATCATATCCAACTAGATATGCTTGACGGCAAATAGGTTGTACTCCTGAAGTTTGTGGGAATCCATAAGGAGCGTGCACCCGGCATGACTGCGGATCTTGGGGCGCACGTTGTGTCCAAGCAATGCTTGACATTGACATAACAGCAATCAAAGCTGCAAATAAGATTTTTTTCATTTTAATTTCCTTTGTGAACAGATATTTATTCTACCGTATGCACGTTGTTTAAATTGCCAAAAGGTGGTTCGCCACGTGTGACATTTTGATATAGTGCGCGATTACTCAATATTTCTACCCAGGTATCTACTCCAGGTTTGTTTAATTTCCAAAAATCAAATGTCATATGACTACTGACAGGTCGGCAATACAGTGTACGCTCTTGTGGTATGACCATGAGTTGTGCAGTGGTGCGCATTTTTTTGCGATCAGTACTGGTACGCATCACATTGAGTTGCGGATTATCTACATAAATTTGACAGAGCCCATCAATCATTTGTTCTGGGTCTTGGGCTTGATCAACCACTGCTTGAGCCTGTACTAGTCTTGCTTCTGAGCTGATACGACTGAGTTCTTGATTTTCGTCGATGCCGCGTTGATAACCAGCCCAGGGCAACAATATCCCGTGATTGGTTCTTGCCACTGTTTCATTCTTTTGTATTCTTTTGAGTCTGTAGGTATAACGATCGTTGCGCTGACTGCTTTCTAGCAAAAAACAGTTATCTCTGTCAACAATGATACTGTTGCCACTCAGTTCATATTCAGCGGCAGCTCTGGCTGCATCAAATGCATTGCCTTGCTCTAGTGCACGTTTGATTCTAACACCGTCTGGTGATTTTTCTTTGGCACTCTTGGTTATTTCTTTTTCATCATTTTGTACCATGAGACTGGCACTGAGTATACCTACACCATTTGAATTGATGCCTTCCATGTACTTGGTAACATCATCCTCAAACAGCAGTCGTTCTATGCCATCAGCATCTTCAACACGATTAAAACTAATTTCAGGTGTGTAGTTACGGTCGCGGTTTTTAACAGCTACCCAACCTGTGTCTTCAAAATATTTGGCAATCACAACACACATTATCTTGGGTATCCTTTGAATGGTCGAACTGGACTGGTTTGGTTCACTGTTACAGGTTCATGACTACGTGCGCTGCCTACTGCAACTTTTCCACCACCGTAGCCAGTCATGGCCAGTGCTC